TCAGTATTTTCTGCCTGTAATGTTGCAATCTTATCCTGAGTCAGGAAATCAAGGATTGCTCTTGTATTACTGTTCTGGTTTTCCAGAAGGTCTCTGGTATTGTTGTTCATTGTGTTCTGGAGAGCACAAGTGTTGGTAGCCATGTTGTAGTTGACACCCTGGATAGCCTCTCTTGTTTCACAGCAACAGTTTGCTAACTGAGACTGCAATGCATTGGTATTCTGCATACCTGCAACAGTGTCAGCGTTAATCGCTTGCTGAACGCCGTTAAAACCCTGAAGCATTCCAACATTCATGCTGTTGAAGCCGCTCTGCATGGTATTGTTAAGAGCATAAGAGCTGTCGCAGATACCCTGCTGAATACCTCTGATACCGTTCTGGATATCATTAAGAGCAAATTCCTCATTAATATCTGAACGGGTCGCCCATCCTTGGAATCCGGCACCATTAGCTCCGTTTCCACCATTACCGCCGAAGCCGCCGCCCCAGCCGCCAAAACCTCCCCATCCAAAGATGGCAAAGATCAAGACGAGCCAGATAAGTGAAAAGCCATCACCGCCCCACATATCATTGGCGCGATTATTAGAGCCTGTAGCGGCAGCAATGTCACTAAGACTGTAATTTGAACCATTCATCATGTTTTTAGTCTCCTTAAATTTTATTTACAATAGGAGACATCCGCGGCTGTCGTCCCGAATTGTAGCGATTTTTAATCACCCAATTGTGGGGAAGTGTTATAATCCAAGGAATTTCTGTATAATTCCGTCTGGTGATAAGTGCTTTTCATTAAATACATTTTGCTGTATCTGATGAAGCTGATCTGTATCACCTTTTTTATATAAATCCAAAGCATTTTTTAACGTTGGATTGTTACCTGCAAATTTACTCATGTCGTTCATCATGTTGTCTACACTTCCGAACCTCTGAGAAATCATTCTTTCAAATTGCTTTTTCATCATGGCGTTTGGATTGAATGTCATCTCTGCCTACCTCCATTCTGCTTAGGTTCCGATGTCCCTGGCATTTGTGTCGGGAACATACTCTTTATTTCAGAAATCTCAGAACAAACATCGTTCCGAAGCTGATTGAACATTGCTTCAATGTCAATCGGTTTTTCTTCTGCCTTTGGTTGCTGTTGTTCTTCCGGATTTATAAGTCGATAAACAAAAATTCTACTTCTTCCATCTGCCTGTAATTGTTTTCTATATATTTCTGTACCGTCAGTTTTTGGATAATAGACAGGGTTTCCAGACATATCTACATCTTTTGCCTTTACAGTATCAATCCCATCGACCATCTGTCCTTGTAACATGGGGATTTGTGGTACTTGCGGCATTGGTTGCTGAATTTGTGTCTGTCCGTATGGCATTGCCTGTTGATAGCTATTTTGCAATTGAGCTAATCTATCTTGATACGGTTGTATTTGTTGAAATGGTTGTGCAAAATACGGATTACCATACTGCATATCTCAAACCTCCCTTGTTTTTATAACTATATTTTACAATAATAAGAGGTTGATTAACACGCCATGATAACGCCATAAATACGCCATTTTCTATGAATACAAAGAAAAGCCCCGACAATACATCGGGGCGACTTTCATAATTTTCTTCTTTAATTTTCTGTTTATGCGGTCTACGGTTCTTGTGCTGTAGCCCATGATTTCTGAAGCTTCTGCAAGTGTTTTTTCTTCGTAAACGCGCAATCGGAATAACTCTTTTTCTCTGGAATCAAATCCAGCTTCACGCAAATAGAAGATTCTTTCATCTTCCGAAAAGTCTTTATAATCATCCATTCCACTGTCCTCCCTGTAGTGGAATCAATATTTACACCGGGAAAATGCCTTTTAGGGCAAAGCCTAAAACAATACCAATTATGCCAGTTATGATATAAGCAATTATTTTGTCCTGTAACTTTCCTGGTTTTTCCATGAGTGATTTTAAATTGTCGTTCATTTCGTCAACTGTATCCTTAATGTGTCCCAGATCGTTGTTGTATAAAGCAATTTTCTGTTCCAGCGCATTGATACGTTCAAAAAAAACTCCATCCCTTTTGGAATGCTTTTCTTTCATCTCATGGACGGCACTTTCCAATTCTTTTAAGCGGTGTTCGTTGATACACTCGTGTTCACATCCCATCGCTATTCCTTTCCATCACTCCCATTTTTTAAATATTGCTTCTACCCACCTAATTTGAAGCACCCCTGCGATACGTGGGAGGATTGACGTATCACGCACACACCATCTTAGAATCCGATAAATGGAAAAACACCATGATTTACATAAATTTCAGTTTCGGAATCCCAACTTCTATTCACAGAGGATTCGGAATGTGATCCTTGAAACTCAGCTCCCTGCTTTACTAGGAAGAAAAGAGCCAAATCAAATATGCAGTCATAGCATTTCTCCATATCGGAATTTATTTTCTCATCACTGTAAGAGGAAGGATAATTCCTTTTCTTCTTAAATGAACGAATAGCCCTCTTTGCTGAAAGAGGAATCATCCTCGCAGTTTCTTCATCATCTTCAAGATAATTTGTCAAGTCCTCTATAAGCTGTTCGTCCATTTAATCACCTACCTTTGCTGAGATAAAATCTCTGATATTATTCCAGCCTTATTAGTTGCTGTCAGGGCATAGCCGTTATCACTTGCGAGTTGTCTTAACTGAGATACAGTCATATTAGACAACTCGCTTTCTGTATACTTGTGTGTTGATGTATCATTCACACTTGCTACAGATGGTGACTGGCTGTTTTCATCGAGACTATGCCCGGTTATTCCCCCGCTTTGGTACCGATCACGATACCACCGTTTGCTTTTGGTGCAACAGGGACGAACATACCGGATGCTTTTGTCCATACTGCAACTGGGTCTGGTGTAGCCCACATGGAAAGAGTTACGAAAGAACGGTTCTCTTCCTGTATAAACTGTCTGTATTCAAGCTCTTCTGGTGTCACACCCCAGAGGCCAACACCGAAAGAACCGTTAGCATCTGCTTCATACAGAGTAAATACATCCTCTTTGAGGTATCTGGCTGTTTTCAGGGTTCCATCTGCTTTTCTGAAATTAAAGTTCTCATCACAACGATCAATTGTGATTCCATATTCCTGCATAAGCAGATTGGCAAGCTCCTGCTTTGTGAGAAGCCTTTTATTTGCAGCACCCAGAACAGCTGTCTGCATTGCAGTGTTGTTCCGCATGTAGTTAATCATTTTAAGAGAAGTAACAGCTTTGTTTACTACATAGCCATTGCCTTCTGCTACAGCTACCATTTTCTGGATATCGCCCATGATATCTGCATCTGGCTTAGACCAATCAGTAAGCGTTACTTTTGCACTTGCTGGAACGCCATAGTCAATTCCCATGTCAACATGGTTCTCTTTGATTGTTACAGCGCCGGTGGAAAGGAACTGTCCTTTCATAACATTTGCTCTTGTAACAACGCCCTCGAACAGTCTGGCTGCATCATCAAATACAAAGTTTTTCAGTGCTTCATTATCCGGCACACCGTTTTCAATTGCCTGCCGTAAGTTTTCGGACTGATTGATTTTTCTCTTAATGAAGAGTTTTTCAGTCAGGACTTTTTCAAATCCAGGTCTTGTGCCGATTTCTGCTTCGCTATCAAGAGCGTGGACGAATGCAACTTCCGGGAGATTCTGTCCAGCCATAAGTCTGTAATACTCTGCTTTCAGATACTGGGTTTTTGTATCTGGGAAAATGGTATCGAGGATACCTGGTCTTTTAACGCTGAAATTCTGAGAGAAATTAAGTCTTTCTTCTTGGGTAATTGATTCCAAAATATTAAATGGCATTTGTCATACCTCCTTAAAATACTGGGTCTTCTGTGACTACAAAAAAAATTCCGGATTTTTCAAGCTCTGTTTTTGCAGTAGTGTCAACTGTTACTGGAAGTCTCTTTTCAAGAACACGTCCTGAGACAATCACAGAAATTGGTCTCTTGGTATCATCTGTCATATCAACATCTTCAAATACAATGCCGATTGCGCCTGTCGCATTTGTTGGATATACGGAACCTGCTTTGATAATTTTCTTAGTTCCAACTGTTTCAGCATTTGTCTGGTCTGCTGTGTAGGTTTTGAGTACAAGTCCGACCTCAGATTCAAGAATATTTGGAGTGGACTCATACTGCTCTGTTTTCATAAAAGCCATTATTTATATCTCCTTTACTTAAATATTTACAGGGGCGTTACCGTCCACTGATTTAGTTTCCTGGTTCTTTTTTGCTGAGTAAGCTTTTGCAAATTCAGCAGCATCACTTTTTACTGTAGCTTTCCCACCGCTACCACCGCCCGGATTCGGAGTGTTTTCCAATGCTTCCTTCTCCCAAGCTGCTTTTGCGGTATCAAGTGCTGTTTTATTTGCTTCGGAAACTCCCTTAACAAAAGTTTCGACTTCTTTCATTGCATCTTCTGGTTTCTCATACGGTGCAGATGCGTATGCTTTAATAGCACTCGCGTATGTTTCGGTTGAAAGTCCTGCATTTGCGAACATAGAAGTAATTTCACTGGTAAGGGCTTTTTTGTTGGATTCTGCAAGCGCAGCTTTCAAATCAGCTAACTCCTTATCCACTGCTTCCTTTTCTTTCTTGCGTTCAGCTTCTAGCCGTTCTGCTTCGGTCATATTCTGCTTTTTCAACTCTTCCAACTCTTTTTCCAGGGAATCTGCTTTTTCAGCTTTTTCCTTCAGAGAAACATTTTTGTCTTTCTCTTTCTTAGTTTCAGCAGAAATAGAATCAAGAAGCTTAGAAACCTGTTCCTCGGAAGGTTCTGCAACTCCCATACCGATAAGTGCCTGTTTTGCCTGTTCTCTTGTCATTGAAATCTCCTTTCTTCCAGTCCAATACGCTTTTTCAACACGGTTCGCTCCGCACATGGTCTGTACCCGATTTACGCTCACGGGCTGTTGCAATTTATTTGATTTTGTGTATTAAAAAAGAAGCCTTAGATTTCTCTAAAACTCCTTAAATAATCGAAATTTGGTTCATTCTTCGTTAGATGGAGAATTTGCCATTGGTTCTGTTTTGGACGGATTTTGAAACTTTCCGTCAAGTAATTGCTGTGCTTTCTGCATTTCCGCTTCCGGGTCTGCCAGTTCCGGGTAAATAGTTCCCAGATACGGTAAACTCATTTCGTAGACTTTCTGCGGATCACTAAATAGCCCACAAGTAATCAGTGCAATAAGCGGATGAATTTTATTTTTGAACAGATAATCAAGTGCTTGTGCTTTTACAAGCATATTGTCTGTTGGGTTTCTGGTTATCTTTACATCAAAATCTCTGGTTGAGATATTAACATCATTTGATGTACCACGGATAATATTCAGAATAATTCTAGCAGATTCCTTTTCAGCTTCCTTGGTGAATGCTTCTACCAATTTTGCATCTCTTTCTGCGAAGTCCCATCCATTACGAAGGTATACAGCATTTCCTGTATCACCTCCGCTATTGCTTTGGCGGTTTGGCATTGCTTCCACAATCAGCATGTTATTGTAGATATCATCCTTTGCAACCTGGCTCTCTGATTGATTCAATTCAGCGGTCATCAGTTCAACATCCGACTGACAGCCATTTCCAGTATCTTTAACAGAGATGGCGCCAAGTTTTACCATTTCCAAAAACTCGTTTTTATCTACCTCGCAGTTCTTGAACTTCATAAAGGATTGCACAAACTGTTCAACGCCATTTAATCTATCAGACTGGTATTTGTTGATTGCATCAAATAATGTGATTGCAATTTCAACGTCCGAAAGCCTGTCATGATTATTCGGGCATTCAACAATAGGAATCCCACCAAAACCGTTGATGCCATATTCGGTTACTTTTCCATTCGTGATTTTGAAAAACTGGTTCTTTGAATAGCATAAGTAGTATTGTTGCTCATCTTCATCCTTCAAAATCTGAACGGACAGCATTGGTTTTCCGTTCCTCTGCGAATATACAATGTAACAATCACCAGGATACGGAATAAAGATTCTAAACGGCGGTAAATCTCCGTTTTCTGTCCAGTCCTCTTCTTTCAGAATAGCCTTATAAGAAGTTCCTGTTGCACTTTGGTATATTGCTCTCTGGATGTTTCTTGCATCTGCATTGGCTTCATCCAGATAATCATTCAGCAAATCAACTTGCTCATTTATTTTTTTGTCTGCATTTTTCTTTTTACATACATATTGGATTGGTTCCCCGCAAATCTGTCCAGCTTTAAATTTTACAGTTTCAAATGCGTGATTTTCAACCACTCTGTTATTGACTTCTGGACGGACTATTTTGTTTCGGTATAATATCGGCTGATCGCCTTTCATGTACCGATACAAGTAATCAATCAATGTTCGATTTCTATTATGTATGCCAATTGTATCTGATACTACTTTTACTACATTTTGCGGAGTGATTCGGTCAACGCCTGTGTAGGCTACTTTTCGCCCGAAATCACCTCGGCATAAATCTACAAAATTCATTGTATTTCTCAAAGCCGAACCATCCTTTCTACAAAATAAAAAGCACTGGATGTTTTAATCCAATGCTCTACTTTATATTCTACACATATTAAAAGTATCTTTCAGTATACTTCGGTATCATCTTTCGAAACCTTTTATCTTTTTTATTTCTGCTATGGCTTTTAAATGCTTTTTTTTAATGTGAATCTCTGAATAACCCATCTCATCTGCAATGCGAACCAAAGATTTGTACTCAACATAGTGCTTAAATAATATGTCATATAGTAATGGGTCTTCAACCTGTTCTATAGTTCGGACTATTTCTTGTCTTTTTTGTAAAAATTCAGATATCATTTCTGAAATCTCTTCTCGCAGATCAAATATCTTCGCAATCATGTCTCCCATCGGATCACGTTTTACAGAAGTTTGCACCTTTTCCCCAACTGGAATTGCAGATACACTTGTGGAAAGAGAACTGAGCTGTTCTTCTTCGATAAGCTTGTTTTTGATTCTGTTATCATAATTTTCAATTTGTCGTAAATATTGAGCTGTAGTCATCATACTCTATCTCCTTCCCCACATAAAATTTTTGGTTGCTTTTACTTCTGCAAATCTTTTGCCGGCAAGCGTTATTGCAAGCTGCGTAACTCCATCGGCAGCGTCATCATGTTCATTATCACCAATATAGACGAATGTAGTTAATTCATCCATAGCCTTTTGATACTGTTTATTTTGATATTTCGGAGCCAAAAATATAAAATTTTGCTTAACATCCCCGGAATACTGATTTATTTTTTCTTTTTTTGCTTGTTTTGAAGGTGCTTTTGTACTGGTCGTGCTGCAAGCGTATTTATGTTCTTTCAACCGTTCATTTACATAATAGGCATACATATCGCCACCATTATTTGCTTCAAAATTGATGGATTGAATATTATTACCCATGATTCTTCCAACAACTAATGGCAATGTTCCTTCTTTTGGTGCCGTGCTGAAAATCCAGTCATAAATATACACATCTCCATTTTCGTATTCTGCGCCCACTGGCATTGATAAGCTATCACCGCCACCCCACGCAACATCACAGGCAGAAACATTTTTAACAAATCCACCTTCTGGAAGAACGCCGTTATAATATCTCAATTCGTCAGCTGCAAACACAATTCCTTCACGTAAGAAGGGCTTTTGCTGATATTTGGCTTCCCATTCGTTAGCGTCTAATCTAGCTTTCATATCGACATAATATTTTGTTGAAAATCCAACGCCATACTCATAATCGAAATTCGATTTACCCTCATCATTCAAAGCTGGAATTTTTCTAAACCGATACATTGGATTATCGTGATTTAGCTTCTCGATTTTTCCGAGAGGGTCATATAAATTCCATCTGGTTCCAACCATAAGCTCCCTTGCGCCGTCAATCTTACGGTCAACCATCTTATTCAGATATTCTTGATATGTATTTTCTAATCGGGTGGGGCTTAATGAATGTTGTCTATCTCTTACAAGGTCATCCACATACAAATAACCATCGGAAGAAATATCAACGGCACCTGTCCAAGTACCTTCAATACCACGGCAAGTCATTGTTGCAAATCTATCTGGCTTGTCCAGGTTTATTTCAAAATCATCAGCACTCTGTTTTTGAAGTTTCGACTGTGGAAAAATTTCACTATAGTTGTATTCCTGTGTATTAATGAGATTAAGAAGTTCTCCGTAAAATCCTTTTGCCAGTTTTCCAGAATGACCACCCATGGCACTATGGCTATTTGGTCTTTTACCCATTATCCATGACATAAAGAAAATACACATAGTAGATTTTCCAACACGGCTTGGGAGTGATAAGCCGTAAAACTCTATCTTTCTTTCTTCCAAATCTTGTAGGTCTTTGGCTACCACATGTAGTGTTTTTTTTCGTGGAATATAAAATTTCTTGCTGTCCGGTCTATTTTTCTCCATATAAAGCAAGTAACTTTCAAATAAATGTGGTGCTTCCAGTAGCAAATACTGCCAATAGATATCGTCAAAATTACCACTTCCAGTTAATGCAGCACACTTCTCTGCTATGTTATGTGAGTATTGACTTACTTTCATAGCCATTTTCCGTGCTTCTTGATTCTCGTTGAAAGGAAGGTCAATATTCATATTTAAGAGCAAATCAAGGCAATCTTTTTGATTTTGATAGATTGTCATGTCACTACTGATAATCTGATTTAGGACTGTCCGATACCATTCGAGCGAGCCTTCTGTAATTTTTCCCATAAAAATAGAGCCAGACCTCCTTTCTTTTTAGGATTTAGTCTGGCTCTCATGTGGCTCTCTTGACTGGTTTACTTATTATTCAGCATTCTCATCAGCTGTCATATCTCTTGTATCTACGATTGTAGAAGTGTTACCTCCTTGAATCTTTGGTACTTCACCATTCCATTTATCAATTTTCTGTTTTTCAATCAGTTCGGGAGTAAGAGATTCTGCGATTTTTCTATTTGCTTCTGCTTCAGCTTCTGCTTTAATCTTAATAGCTTCAGCTTTACCTTCTGCATCAATTTTGGCCTGTTCCGCTTGGATAGATGCTTTCTCCTTTTCCTGTTCAGCAGCAATCAGTGCAACTTCTTTATCTTTATCAGCTTGTACTTTTGCTGTTTTAGCTTCAATGTTAGCAAGTTCAAGCTCCTGTTGAGCGTTCACTTTCTTCTGAATTGCAGCCTGTGTTTCATCATCAGTGGAAATGGAAGTAAAGTTTACTGTATCAATAATAATTCCGTATGGCTCAAACTTCTGCTTAAGATATTCGTCAAGTGCTTCATTCAGTTCCTGGCGTTTATCACCGAAAACATCTGTTACTGGATACTTTGCTGTTACTTCCTGCGTCCACGCTTTCATCTTAGGCTTGATAAAGGTGTTTTTTACGGATTCTCCTGATTGACCTTTGAACTGAGTAAACACATCGGTAACTCTATTTTGATCGAATTTATAAGAAAATTCAAGGTCAACTTGAAGCGATTTACCATCTGCTGTTGGTGTCTTGAAGCTTTCATCTTTTGGAGAATCGCCCTTATCCTCAGATGTAAGATAAGACTGCTCGATTCCAACGGAATACAGTGAAGTTTTTACTGTAGGTGAAATCAAATGCCATCCTTGTGTAAGTACATTCTTAGAGATTCCTCCGTTCATTTTGTACTCTACCGCAATGTAACCAGCCGGAACTCTCACACTGCACTTTGCAACACATATAAGTCCTGCAATGATTACAACAGCTAATCCAATTCCACCTAAAAGTCCTTTTTTCATTTATTATCCTCCTCTTTTTGACTTTCGTCTTTATTTAACTCATCAATAGCATTTCTGCCAATGTGGTTCAATAATTTACCTAGTGGTTGAAATAATTTGTAAAGCAGGAACCATACTACTGCCGCTCCACATATCACTAGAAATATAAATACTGGATTCATTCAATCACCTAACTTTCTACAAATTTCAATAAAATCTGGCTTGCTAAGTTCTTTCAACTTATCAGCATACTTCGGGAATTCATGTGTATATATCGGATGACCTAAAAGTTTTTCTGCGTATTCGTATGCAAGTCTTCGGTCATCCCCTGTAAGCATACAAATTCCTGTGTAGGTTTCAACTACTACCGCTTCTTGTTTTGTCATACATATCCTTTCTTGATAAAATCATCTTTTTAATTCCGTAAAAATATTTTCAATTACTTTCCATTCTGCGAATACTGCCATAAACAGTAATGGCACTGCAGAAAATCCCCAATGATTTTCAATCATCATTTGAATTGTGGCTATCAAATAATCTGCTACCCATTTGGATATTATGAAATTCGCAATTATCCAACATATTTTTCTTGCCTTCTTCACTCAATAGACCTCCATTTATTTCCACGGTATATTATCATTTTCGTGTTCCAAAAAGAAATCAACCTTGTCAACATATCCTTTAGCTATCAGTTTTTTTTACACAATCATCAACTCTTACAGGAGATGTATACCTTGTAAATTCATTTGAATATACAGTCTTGGCTGTAATATTTCCGCATATTTTGCATTTTTTTACAATATAAGCATTTATATGAGTACCATTTCCGTAATCTATTCTGTCATAGCATTTCCCAATTTCCTCATATAGGTGGGAACATTTTTCTTTAAACCAATTCATACATTCACCTCACTGGAATCCCTAATTGTTTGTAGGTAAATACGGCAGTGTACTTCTTCCCACATTTGTAGCAAGTTTCTGTAATGGTGCAAGTCTTTTCTTTATCATTGCATTTCGATTCTGTATCCGAACTTTTGAACTTGCATCCACCTGTCAAAATACATTTAATCCGTTTTGTGTTCATACATTCACCTCAAACTCTTTCTTGCAATTACTACCCTTACATTTCAGTTTCAAGTGCTGAATCTTCGTGTTTGGGCTAATCAGAAGCGCTTTCTTCTGGCAAAAAGGACAACAAGCGTATTTCGTTCCGTTAATATTCCGTATCAATGCCTGTCCATTCCACGGTTCGGGCGGGTTCATGTATTCAGAAAAATCTATCCCTTCGGATTCTAATGCTGATTTAATGCTCATTTATTTACCTTTCTATTTCTTTTATGCTTTATTGGTCTTCCCTCTTTGGCTGCCCTTTTTATCATTCGCCGCGCAACAGATTTAAAAACATTATCAAATTTCCGTTTCCCTTTTCTTCCAGCAATTTGTCTAAATTTTGGCTTTTTATTCATTTTTAAGCAGTTATTTGGTATTTTCTTAAAACCAATTTTCATGGCTTCTTCAATGCTTATTTTTTCTTGATCCATTAATTTTCCTCCGTTTCGGAATGCCATGCATTTTACGGAAATTGTTCTGGTTTATTCGGTTCGGAAAAGCAAAGAGCAAAGCATTTTCTTTAGTGAGTTTAAATTCGGTTTCAAATTCAAGTGATTTTCCTGCGAAAATAACAGAATTATCTTGTGCCTCAAAAGTCTGTAATGCATAAGCAATTAAATCTCCTGGAAATTCTGGTATTCCCGATATAGATATTTCCTCATCTCCTATAAATAAACGCCTTAACTCATCTTTCTCACCCATATCAGCACATTCCTTTGTTTTTCCTTAAATTAGCATATCGGTCAACTATAACATCTATTGTTGTATAAAGCTGATTGATTGTGATGCAATCGGACTGATGCTGTCTGCGACATTTTGCGATTTCTACAGATTCATCACAAAATGGCGTATCTGAATTTTCACGCACCTGCCTTTTTAAGTCATCATTGTAACTGCACATTTTATCCAGTTCAGCCTGAAGCTTATTGATTTTATTATTTTTGTCTAAAATTTCATGTTGTTTCTTTTCACATTCTTCAGACAAACGAACAACCTCTTTTTTCAGCTGATCTACAGTCCAGCTCTTCAAATCTTCAATTCTCATGGTCATACTCCCTCAAATCTTGGTAAACATTTCCATATCGTAGTTATCACGGATATAATCCACGCACTCTTGCAGTTTTTCTTTCAAAAATGTGTCCTTTACAATATCTGGGTGAAGCGCATATAACAAGCAACTTCCATCTTTCCCGTCCTCTTGAAACTTCTTCCAGTCAAAAGTCATTGTGAACAACGGAATCCTCGTGAGATTTTTTGTCTTGTGTCTTATATAGAGATTGCAAAGTTTTTTAATCATGACATTTTCAGTCCGTTCATTTCTCATTCTCTCCTTCTATTAAGCAATCAGCATATGCATTATGAAGTTCTTCGCAAAGCAATAATACATTTTGTGCTTTTTCCAATGAATCATTAGCCTTCAAGAATTTTTCTGAAAGCTCTTGGTTCTCACGTTTTAAGCCTTCAATTTTTCTTTCATATTTTTCTTTTAATTCACGATTTATGTCTTTTTGTTTCTTAAGTTTTTCAAAAATCTCATCTTCCGGTGTAGCAATTTTAGGTTCATGCCATTCTTTTTCTTCACCTCGCAAATACTTTTGAAGAAAAAGAAATTTTCTTATTCCAGGCTTGCTACGGAATCGACCCCAGCCGTTTGATAAATCCATTAAAATAAACTGTTCTTTTGAAACTTTTCCAAATACTAGACAAAATTCGCCTATAGCACGAGCTGGCATATATGAAACTTTAGCTTTACGAAATTCATCGTATAAATTAAGTTCTGCCATCCTTCTCTCTTTCCTCCCTATGTTTCATCTGGCACTCAATCATCTTTGCTATGTTCTCACGTTCCTGTTTTATGCCATGTCCCCGGCGGAACAATTCACATTCCAGAATCTGTCCGCATTTGGAACATTCGTCTTTGATTTCTTTACCTGCTATTTGCATTCCCATCCGTCCTGTACCATTTTAGGTTTATATTCTTTTGCTGTGTATCCTTCCACACTGCATAAATCGCAAGGAATCTCAACTTCTTCATAGTTGTCGCAGCATTCCCAATATTGCGCGCGATTTACTCTTTTAATAAAACTACCTCTTCCGCCACATTTTGGGCATTCATAGATTTTATTTCCCTGTATTAGTTTTACAAGATCGTCAAGAGTTCTTTTACCGCCGTATATATTTCTTAGGCGTATTGCTTCATGAATTTTCATCGTCTCTTCCTTCCCAATATTCACAACAACACTCTGGTTTCGTAAAGTCTGCACAATATTCACTGTCACCGTTGAAGCAAACCCATGTGAAGTCATCATGCTTTTTGCAATTCTTACAACATTTTTTCTTTCATAATTTACCTCGATTTAGGAAAATCCAGTGTGCCGACTTGAACGGCATGAATCTCCCAACGAGAAACACTGGAACTTTAAGGGGGAAAATGCAACTTCTGGCAATGGCAATTTGCCAGATAGAAACAACAGGAATCGAACCTGTGTCACATGATATTCAATATCATTGCTCTACCACTGAGCTATGTTTCTTTTTTCATCATAAAACGCTAAACTAGATGATTTTTTTAGAATCCCCGACTACCACTCCTCACGGGCATTGGTCTTATCTCTCTAAAAAGTTTTTGCACAAGATCGCTAGTGAGTTGCGTCTATATGCCTGCACGAATGCACACAAACGCATCCGCATTTATGTGCAAGAACTAACAATAGCTATGCTAAAGTAAGATATCCTATCTACACCTGGTAGATGGAATTGCAGGAGACGGATTCGAACCGCCGTTCTCAAGGATATGAGCCTTGCGAGATTCCACTTCTCTATCCTGCCGGAACCCGGAAAAACCGGGTTAGCAATAGGTTTATCGTGTTATGCTTTCCACTATCTACAAGTTTTAGTGCTGTAGATTCACTGGATATTTTTATGCGTCTTTGAACGGCATCTCTTGAAAACTCCTTTTATTAACGTGCGCTGCGTTAATGTTTTTAACTCCGAGATATACCAGCCGGGAAATCAGATCCATTTAGGCTACGCCGTATCGCACCTATAAATTTACCTAATCCACACGCTCAACTGGAAGTTTTTTCCACCCATATTACGGATGAATGGCATTTAGAAGAAATGGAAGCTCTGGGATTCGGACCCAGGACTTACGGCTTATGAGGCCGTTGCTCTTACCGCTGAACTAAGCTTCCTAAGATACCGAATTATTTGACCGCCATGGCAAACAATCCGGCACTGTTGCAGTTCTTGACCACCAGCCGCAACAAAGGCTTTCTGAAACGCTTTTAGATTTCAGAAAGTCTTCCGGGACATTTGAAGCCCCTTTAATCAGCCCCGTTGGGCTAGAAGACCGGAGTAAAAAGTGTTTCAAAAAGAACACTTGCGGAATTAACAAAACCGCAAACTGGGCTAACTGGATTCGAACCAGCAAATATAGCAGTCAAAGTGCTATGCCTTAACCGTTTGGCGATAGCCCATCAACCCCGGCGCACCATTAAGACCGGGGAAGTCGTGATATTAAGCTAAACAAGTATATAAATTTTCCGCTCTTACCGATTACTCTTTTCCAGGATGGGAATTTTCTTTTCCAAATATTTAATAATTCCTGGCGTATTCATCAATAAGAGCTTTCGCTACTCTGGATGCCTCGACTTATCACTTTCATAGGCTTTCCCGAGCCTACATGGATTAAGTCGAAGCTGTGCTTTTATGAATTTAACCCTTTCGATTAACTCAATCGGGATAATTCCAATTGGAATCGGTAAATACATTTGTCACCTCGTGCAAATTAAGAAAATATTCAGTGCGAAACATATTTCTAAACAAATGCAGAATAAAATCTGTATTACGCCTGTCTTTCCTTTTTCGTCCAATATTGCTAAAATACTGGCTAGAATCAGAACGAAAAATGCAAGATTTACAGCTGTTCCGATTACATTAAGTGCATTCATTTTCTTTTTCCTCCCCAATTAAGAAGTCCAAAATTTTTTTTGCAATCTCTTCTTCTGGCTCAAATGGCATTCCGCAGTAATTATAGGATTCTAAAGCCGATTTTAGGCTTGATTTGAAGCCATTGTAAATTTCTCCGTGCTGTAGCAGTTCGTGCCTTAAAACTGAAATTGCATCAGTAATTGATTGAGAAGTAACACTAATTTGTGCCAAACACTCCATTTCGATGTCTGGAACAGCCGCAATTTCAAATTCAAATACCGGAATTTCGTCTACGGATACATGAAAATCTATTGATCTCACTCTCGGAACTTTATTCCCATCAATAAAACATTTTGTTCCACGCCAATCATAGGGGTTGGGGTTTGTGATCTTCACTATCGGCATCTTCGTACCCCTTTCTTTTAGTTTCACAGTAGAGAAGAAGGTGTTTCGCAATCTCTTCCAACTGCAGAATGTTGTATTTTGGAATTTCCCATGTTTTTTGTTCCAATAGTGGGGAAAGTGGAATGCCTTCATTTGGTAGTTCGCAAGTTACTGTGGCATTGATAAGCATAGAGGCTACATCAATGGGGGATTCGGGAAGACTATCCTTGTTATCACTTATTGGTGCATCCGGCATGAATAACTTTTTCCATTCTCCGTTTCCATTTGAAAATAATTCTCCGTTTTGCAATTTAAGTGTTCTAATAGCTTCTCTTGGAATATCTTCTTCTTTTTCACATTTACAAATATCATTCCCAATTATGTATAAAAAACAATTCATCCTTCTTCCACCTCCCCGAAATATTTCTTGTAAAGGTCGATGTCTTTCCTTCCCAATAATATCTTTATATTTTCTTTGTCTTCAACTTGCAAAGAGCCATAAGCAATATGTACCCACGTTGTTATTGTATTTTCTTCTTGGTTCTCTTCTCTATAGCCATTGATAACTGTAAATGCTGAAAACCAATTTCCCATCTGCACATATTCCACTCGAATGAACAACTATATTGTCTTTCCTTATGCGTTTGGTATCTGCATTCGGGAATTTCTTTTCGTATTCTTCTGGAACTGAAACGCCTTTTTTATTTTTTGAAAAAAATTTAAGCACGTCTTTTCCTCCCGAAATATTCATCAACTGCCTGTCTTACGATATCCGATACGCTCCTGTCAGTCCGGTTCTTCTCTTCCAGGAGCCTTTTTTTCTGTTTTTCGGAAAATCGGATGCGGATGGATTCGGATTGTGTGTTATGCTTTTTCATAGGCAGTATCCATCTTTACGGAAAGAATCGATTTGTCATCGGCTTTAGCCAGAAGCGTAATACCTTTCCCATTCTCCCAAGATGATGTCATGAGTTGAATATTTGAATTTCCGGTTTCGTTACAAATATTCAAAAGCTGTTGTGCTATATCCATCAACCTTGACCGAAGGTATCCGTCATTGCTTACTATTTTTTCCATCTTGTGCCTACCTTTCTGCGAATGTTATCAGTTATCACAAATCGTTTATTGCTTTTAATTTCTGATTAGCAATTTCGACCTGAGAAGCAAGTACGCTACGTGTCACATCTCTTATAAACGATTGTTCTAGTGTCATGTTTTCACTGTAAAACAACGTCGGAGCTGTGAGTACATAGATTTCAATATCCAAATTACAAAGCCGTCTCCATATTTCTTCGATTTCATTCTTGGTATTTCCAATATCATCAACTCCGCAAATAATTAATGAATCACCCTTTTTCATGTTTTCACAAAGAAGTCTAAAATTATTATTTTCATCTGCCAAATCGAAAATAAACGAGTCAATTTCTTCGTTCAATAGTATCTTTTTCTTTGCTTCCAACGGGAACCATAATCCAGATTCTCTTGCGTATCCTATCTTCATGTTTTATACCTGCCTTTCTTGGTACTGCCTTATTTAGTGTTGGCAGAGAAACAGTTAAGGCTTACTGCTTTCGTGTTGCAATCACTATCCCTGCCATGTTAAGGAGAGCTTTTTTGTTTTTTCGGGTGGTTTTGGTGGTAACTACCGCTGACTGGGGTTTTATATATACCCCCTCCCGGTCATCCAGTACGGACGCTGGCAAGTCAGCCCTCCGCCCCATGGGAACCGCTGCCCTTGCCTTGTCGCTGTTTGCCGGATGCCTTCGGCAGTAGTCAAGGAGAATTTACCGAACGTATTTTCTCGAACATATGTATCTATACGATAAACACTTGTTTTTTATATAGATGTCTTTAAAAATCTATACATCATGCACAAATATAATCGTCATTATTGTGCATATTGTACGATTCCATGCGTTTACTGCATTTTGTCCGTCCCTCATGTACATTTTTATTGTTTCTGTGTTCTTACAGGCTTTACAACTCTGGCTTTTCCATCTCTGGAAGCTCCAGCGCCGCTTTGTGCTTCTCCGCGATCTGCTGGGCTGTCTGCTGTGGTACTCCGTATTGCTGCGCGGCTTGTACTGGTGCAGTTTCTGCCATTCCATAGGCGGCTTTTGCAACAAATATCAAATTCGCATTTGTTCCGGTCTGATTATGTAATCTATTGATTGCGCAGTTTTTACAAATATCAAACCATTTTTTAGCCGTGTCACCATGTGATGAGTTTGTTCTATACACTCCATTCATCCAGTCAGTAAACGTTGTACGATTAATCCCAACTAAAAAGCTAAATACTTCTAGGGTTGGTAATACATGATATTTACTGCATAATCTCACATAAGTATTAAACATTTTATCTAATAGCTCTATATTGTCATTACTTGGCTTTTGTATATGATCTGCAATATAAAAAATCATATCTACAAAGCTATCTGATACTTCTTTCTTATAGTTTTCGTTATCTGGTGATATACATAATACAGTATTTATATACTCATCAGCATATATATTAATATTATCTAAATAGATATCTACGTCTTGTACATTTACTGTATTATCTTTCATGTTATCACCTCACTTTAATACGTTAATTTGTAAATAAAAAAAGAGAATGTCACCAGGTAAAGCTTATTCCCGGAAAACTTCCGGGTGTTCGGGTACATTCTCTAAAACTCAAATTAAAAAAATATTCTGTTTTCTTTGTTGCTGATACCTTAGCACAGTTTTTAATATCTTGTCAAATTTAATTTTGCATAAAATAAAACCCATTATTTTGTCAATAATTAATAAATAATAATTAGGGTATTATATTATAATCTTTATTTATATTTATATCTTATATATTATTATACGGTACTGTATAGCATATCTTTTAATAAACTCCAGCTTTAGGAATCTAGGAAGGGCAGAGAATAATTATATAATTATATATAATATAAGGGCGGCTACATTTTCGCAGATTTGCATAATAAAAGCCAGACCTTCCAGGAGTTTCTATCCGGCGTGATCTGGCTTGTTATGCGTGTTGTTTAATTAACGATTCTGTGTACTTTCAGCCTCTGCCCTTCCTGAGTTCCGTCAGCTCTCGTTATCTGATAGCCTAAAGAAGTTTTAGAAAAATGTCAAGCGGTATTTTAAAAATATTTTTCTTGACAATTTGCCAAAAGCTGTGTTATTAAAATATTAACAGGCTCGGCGGCGGTCTGTACTCTGTCCATAGCCGCCATAAATAAGCATTTTAAAAGCCCCGGGATAATTTCCTAGGGCTTTATTTTTATTCTTCCTCTTCTTCCTCTAACCATATTTGACACTGCTTGCCGTCCTCTTCGTAGCTGATAGCTTCACCAGCTTCCAGGCGTTCCCGCCAGTCCTCCGGGTAATTCTCCGGTCTGTAAATACAGTTTCCCGGAAGGAATTGATTTCCGCGCATTTCATTTATTTTCATATTTTCCCTCCTGTCCGCCCTCCTGGGGCTGTGTGGTTGTTTTTCTTTAACTGTCCATTCTATGCAATATTTGATATTTTAGCATAGATATTAATGTTCTGTATTCTTCTGGTTTTTCGCACACTATTATCAAAGTATTTACAATTTCATAATCTGTCATTTTTTCAATATCTGAAAATTCTAACTTTTTATAACTTTTTTCTCTTGCCTTTTTGCACTTCAACAATTCGTTTTTACCATAAAAACCAGTAGAAACAGGCTTGCAAAATTCGTTATTATAACCATGATAAGCATTATATTTTTTTATAAATCCTTCTTCTGCTTCTCTCAGATCATAATCTGTTATTGTAAAATCTGGAAAAGTTTTAAGAACTATAAATTCAAAATTTTCCAAATCTTCAAACGTTTTCAAGTCTTCATCCATTTTTAAATTTGAGCCTTGCAGCTTTTCCATGTTTCGCTGATGCGTTTTTAATCTGGTTTTAACATTCACGCTAGAGCCTATGTAATACTTATCATTTTTCTTATTGTGAATTGCATAAACTCCAACCGCTTCGACATCTGGCACCTCGATAATATGTTTTTTCATTCTGCAACCACTTCCTTTCTATGGTTACAGTATATATTATTAGTGCTTAATTGTCAATAGTGATCTGTGCTTAATTTACATTTTTTTCATTCTATCCATTTTATCAAGTTCTGCAAGAATTAATTCCCTTGCGAACGCGTTTGTTTTTAATCCATATGCGTTTATTCTGTCGAGCGTTCCCTGCGGTAAGATCACATTTATTCTATCCTTATTTTTCATACATTTCTTTACTGCTTCTCTATTTTTTACTGCTTTTTCTTCTGCTGTTAATTCTGCCATGTTTATTCCTCCTTTATTTTTCTTCATTATAATATGTGCGTGCTTAATTGTCAATAATTTTAGTGCTTAATCATAATGCACAATTTGCCGCAAATAATTAGTGCTTAATTTATTTATTATGCCAATTGCTATTAGTGCTTAATTAGTGTATTATATAACCATCAACAGAGAACAAAAGAAACAAACAACCGGAACCGCCCGAACCACTCAAGCCAATGAGGACATAAGGAAACGGATCACGATTAATTGAAAAATTCTAGTTCCTGGCAACTAAATAAAAAAAGCCCGGCGATCTTCCAAACCAAACCGGGCACCAAACTAAAAAGAAAGGCAACCCTATTATAACAGGGGCGAAGGTAAAAAACAATGAAAAAAATCAAAACATTAGAGATCAGTGCGAAAAGATGGTTTCAAAAATCTTATGGAAACACCTACCACGTTGTAAAAGCTGTTGTAAATGGAAAAGATGTTGTTGTTTCTGGAGTTACTTATGGATACGGCAATCACTTTTTGACAACTATCGCTGATCTGTTACGTGACAGAGGTTATACAGTGCCAGAAGATAATTCAAAAGCTTTTGTCATGATGACGAAATTCCCATACACCGTGGAAGATGTAAAAAGAAAGAAAGACTTAGTTTTCTAGCAAGGGGTGTTGGCATGTATAATAAATATTTGAGAAATATTAAATGGGCGGTCTTTACGATAATTGACCGCGCCACACAGGACGACCGAAAAAGCAAGGTAAAAGTTTCTGGTGCATTCAGTTGCCCGAGTAACGCAGAGGAGTTTATAAAAACTCTCCCAACTGGTCACAAATGGTATGTTCTTGATTTTGACCGTTTGGAACGCTTTGAAGAATTTTACAATTATGTTCAGAATATTAATGAGCAATATGGAGATTATGCAATATTTCATATTAATGACGGTGGTTTTTTAGTTGATGAATTAAATTGTTTTCGCTCTGTCCTTAATATCTGGACAGACACAAAAATTAATTAATCATTTCTGGCGGCTTTAAAGCCGCCAGTATTTAAGCAAAGGGGGCTAAAACATGAAATATCATTACATAGCAATCTCAAGACGCGAAAACAACAAAAACTTTGCTTATGTTCTTCGGGTCGCTAAATCTGACAACCTTATTTTTTCTTTACAGATTCCTGGGATAACTGCTGCAAATATTTGCAGCACGAAAAAAGAAGCGGAAAAAGTCGTTGAGTTTTGGAACAAGTGTTCTTTAAAAAATAAAACTTATGGAGGGTTTTAAAATGATAACAATCAAGAAAGCCACGCAAGCGCAGACAATCGCCGCCATAAAAAGCGGCGATTTCTTAACAGTTGATACAATCAACAGAAAAGCTGAAAAGGAAGCAATGGAAATCTTTAAGGCTGTTGCTGGTGGCGTTATTAAATTAGCTTATTGGGATATGTCCCCGGTAAAGCGTCGGGATGGTAAAAAGTCTGTGATGCGATATGCGCTGCACAGATCAACAAAAAAAGAGAACTGTTTGCAACTCTCCTGTATGGAGCTTATCGGCGGCGAGATCATCCCCACAAGTGACAAACAATTTAAAATTAATGATGATTACGACCGCCGGGAATTTTTCCGCAGTCTTCCGGCTGTTACAAAAATGACTTTAAAATAATAAGGGCGCGTCTTTTTATATCCTGGCTCCCAGGGTGAAGGGAAGAAAGATAAAAGCATGAAAAATTCAACTTTTAAGGAAAATGTAAGAAAGCAACTTGAAGTAAATGAAAAAATACATGCTATGGGCTTAGATGTTTGGTATGATGGAAATTTTAAGCATGTACGCATATATAAAACATATAAAAACGAATATAACCAGGATAATATAAAATTTATTGGTTATATTGATGATGATTTCAACATTGTTATAAACGAATGATTTTTTCACCGCTTCCCGGTTTCCAGTCCGGCGGCACGTTCACGGCGTGCAAGCGGTTTTTGGCATTCTGCCAGATGCACCTTGCAAAGTTAATATAATAAGTCAATCAATTAACGCGCTATTTTATCCGTAAATCGTTTTTTATTCTGTTAATGGGGATTTTTCAGCATTTACATTTTAAGCCGCTTATAAGCCTTTAAAACGCTTTTTATTGTCTTGCATGGTTTATTGACTGTCTGCGGCTATAGGTATATAATAGCCTTGTATAGCTATGTGCGGCTATGCTTTATTTGCGTACCGTGTAAATTGGTGCATTTTGTCCGCTTATGTGCGTGACTTGTCCAGGCTTCCCGGTGATCTGTCGCAGCTGTCCGGGCTATATATCAATTATTGTTGTATGGCGCTGTATTTGCCATTTTAAGGCGTTTTATAATCGTAGTCAATAAAGTATAGGCTAAATACGTTACAAGCTATTTAAGGCTTATTTTGCAAGAGTATTATTGTATTTTAACGCCACGTTATATGTTACTTGTTGCTATGGCCTATTATCTGTGGGCGGTTGGTTCTGGTCTGCCAGGTCTACGGCTGGCTGTCGTCTTTGTTGATATTCAATCATTCCCGGAATCGTCACGGCTTCATCAGCTTGGCGCGGTATCGGCTCCCGGTGCTGCCCCTGGTTGATTTTGTGGCAATGGAAAACCGCAGTTGTTCAAAACTTCAATAGTGCAACTAACTTGTGGATGATTCCTAAATTCTAACATTATTTTGGCAACAAAAAATCAAGGAAATCCAGAAAAAAGTGGCAACCAGAAAAAATCTCGCATTTTCTAGTTACCACTTAAATTTTAATTTTGCACAAATATTTCTATAGCGTAAAGTTCCAAATAATTCAAAATTCACAATTTGTTTAATCCTTCTTTCTTCCGTGTTCCATATCTTCTGTAGGATGATTTCTCTAAACGTTCCGTCCTCTTCATTTGGGACTTGGAAAGTTTCTTCTTTCTCTGGTAATTATCAGTCGTTGTTCCCATTCACGCCCTCCTTATTAATCTTCTGATTCCTGGTTTCAAAGTTTATAATTTCTGTGTCTGTTTCCAGTTCTTCCGGGATTCTTCCAATAATGATAACTCGAAGCGGCTTCAATCTCCGTTCCATCTCCTTGAAACCAACGCAAAATTCCAACCGTGCTGCCCTACTCTTTACTCTTCCATTGGTACAACAGGCAACTGTGCTTCCCTCCGGCAGTCCATCAAAGCACCAGTCCCAACAGTATTCCGGTAATATGCTTACGTTCGGAATTACAGGAATATCGTTCAAGATCATGTAGTGAGCCAATGCATGATTGCGGTATTTATTCCACAGGCACATAGCTAACGGCATTCCATTCTTGCCAACCGATATGCTGAAATCTGGCATAATGACTGCGTGAAAACATTTTAAATGCTCCATATACTTGTCTGGCTGATTCCACAATCTTTGAAACTGTACATCGTCCACATAGAAATTTACATCCAGTTCCCGGTGGTTCTTAATCTTCCGGCTAAAGCTCTCCGCAAAGTCTACAGTATCTTTTCCAGGATGGATAAAAGTCTTTGGGATTTTCGGGATTTCGTACTTACCATCAAGGTCTGCATCCGTGATTAAAAATTCTTTCATTACGTCATAAGCTGTATGTATCATTGATTCCACTCCCATTTTTTTCTCTTATAGTGCTAAAAAATACTTATATTTGAAAAATACCATATCTTGTGTCTTAATGCAAGTTTTCCTACTAAATATCTTGTGTTGTTCTGGATGTAGAGTTAAAATCATATCGTCAGAACGGCGCAAGGGAAACCCCCATTTTTCAAGGCTTCCAGACCTCAATTGAAATGTCAGTGTTGCACATGTAACCGCCAACGGTTCAACGGTAATCTTCTCAAAAAGTTCATTGACAATCTGCCTGTTAATGTCCTGTGGAGTAACGCCTTTGAACTTTTCTAACTGCTCTTTAATAGCTTTTAACTGCGCATCTTCTGGCTCTTTGACTTTGACATTTTGAAGTTCTCGAATACGGTTCTCAGTCTGTTTTATTTGTTTCATATATTCTTTATTTCTTGAAACAAATTCATCATCAGATATTTTGCCATCCAAATTGTATTCCAGTATTTTTTCACGTTTCTGCTTTAATGTGTCAATCTGTTTTTCAAGTCGTGAGATTTCGCTTTTGTTGTCTGGAATGTTTTTTATCGTAGACTGTAAGATTTCAAAATATTCTTTCAAAATATTATCAATATTTTCAGAAGATTTATTAATCAAATCTGCAATTACTTCTTTCAGTTCTGATTCTGCCAGCCCGAACGAATTGCATGAAGCTGCTCCGTTTTTTATCTTATAACTGCATACCCATCGAACATCTTCTTTTCCTCGAATATAATGCTGCTTCATCCAGTATGGCGCTCCGTCATTTGCGCAGAAAAGTTTTCCAGTGAAAATATTTTCGCTTTTAAAAGAGGTTCTTCTTGATTTTATGGCTTCTCCACGTTCTCTTAAATATGCGTTTGCCTTTTCCCAGGTAGTTTCATCAATGATCTGCGGTACTCTGGAACCATCATCCTTAAACATTATCCATTCTGACTGCGGAAGAAATTCTTGTTTCTTTGTGAACATATCGACAACCTTTACTTTTCCTCCGCAATAGTATCCTTTGTATTTTGGATTCCGAATAATATTTTTTATGACATCTCTACTGATCTTACCGCCTTTGAAACTTCTATATCCCATATTCCAGAGTTTTTTTTCAATTCTTGGTGTAGACATTCCAGAAGCATAGTCTCGAAAGATCATTCGAACCATGTCTGCTTCTTCTGGAATCAGTTCAAGCTTTCCTTGATTGTTTGAGTATCCATACATTCTGTGTCCGAGAACAACACCGTTTTTGATTGACTGTGCGTGTCCAAACTTTACTCTTGAAGAAAGTTTTCGGATTTCGTCCTGTGCTACCCCGGCCATAATAGTAAGTCGAAACTCACTATCATCATCAATAGTGTTAATTCCATCATTTTGGAACCATACGCATACTCCATAAGACAGCAATTCTCTGGTATATTGGATGCTATCAAGAGTGTTTCTTGCAAATCTTGAAATTTCTTTCGTAATAATCATGTCAATTTTTCCAAGCTTTGCATCTCTAAGCATTCTTTGAAATTCTTCTCTTTTATCTGCGTGCATTCCAGAGATACCATCATCAATGTAAGAACCTGCAAACTTCCATCTGTTGTTAGAATGTATCAGTTCTTCAAAATGTTCCTCCTGGTGTTTAATAGATGCTTGCTGTTCAACTTTTTCAGTAGAAACCCTGGCATAATAAGCAACATTCAGTTCGATATCGTAAATAGAGCAACTTCTCAATTTTTCTCTGACATAATAAATATTCATAGTGCATTTCTCCCTTAATAAACAGGGAGTGGAATCATATAAAGTATAACACCTCATATAAATCCACTCAATACATTGTCGTTACTTTCTAATGCTGATTTCAGCTTTAATTTTATCTCTTGTTTTCTCATCTATCAGACCAAGTGAGAACATTCTTTCGTTTATGGCATACAATATAGCTTTTTCCATTAATTGTTCCTCCATATAATTATCTCGTTTTAAGCGCTGTTTTTCTTTATCTTTTGTATGCCCTATAATTTCTACCATTATTCTCTTTTGAACGATTCTGCACTATTTTAAGTATACAATTATCACGTTTTACAACAAATCAAAGATGTTTACCTGTCCATCAATCAGAGATTTTTCCAGGTTGTAAAATTTACAGGCTATATAATCTGGGTTCCAATCAATTTCCAGTTCGTATTGTAAACACCGCGGATGCTTACCACCACGGAAGAATCTGCATTCCGAACAGGTATGCTGATAAGCTGTACCTCCAGATCGCTTATACATTTCGCTTATCTTCCTCATAGAATCACTCGCTTTACTCTTGACTTTCCTCTCGCTTTCTTCTTGAAGATACCATTTTTAACACAATCCCTCGGATCACATCCTCTGCTATGTTCTTCAATTAAGATATAATCACAGGTTGCATTTGTGCTCCATGCATTTTCGCTCTTGCTGTAATAGTCGCATTTTGAGCATTGTCTCCGCTTTAAGCCTATAATTTCAGTGCTTTTTAATTCTCTCCATGGTTTTCTATCTGGCAATTTTCCGCACCTCCCAATCTGGCAGTATCTATAATTTTTAAAAGGTCTGGACTTAGTTTTCTTCGTTCTTGTTCTCTTTGTACTTCTGCCCGGTAAGTCCTTTGGAAATTAGACTGAACTACACTCCACCATGTGCCATCTATATTCCCTGATTTCGCCCATTCTTCTAACTGCCCCGGACTTGATACTGCTTTCTGAACTATTTCTGGAAGTTTAGAAAATTCTTCTTCCGCATGGTATATAGAGTTCCAAATTGCCCTTGATACCAGATTCCAAGCTTCTGTTTCGTTCAGTTCGTCAGACTGTGGGGCAAGACTCCCGGCGCATTGCCGTAACGCCGCTATTGTTGGTTCTTTCCACTCTGTCTGCATATATTTCTTTAATCCGAAACTTAAAAGCTTGTAATCCAGGTCTTTCAGTAATCCGTACCAAGTATCAAAAGCATTTTGATCTGGAAGAAACGATGGTGAAGTATATACAGCTTTCATTGCCTTTACCAGTACCGCCCATTCTTCTCTTGTCATACCCAATTATCCACCTCGCTTACCCTGTTTTGGATTTTCTCCATGTAGCTGCATGGTCTATTCGTAGACTTGTCCATGTATTGTCCTTCAAATACTTTTGCGAAATTTCCAGGCTTTAAGAACCAGTCAAACGTAACCATCCAGCCATTTTTATTTTGCCCTTGTAGGAATGTGCTGCGTCGAATATTTTCAATCGCTTCCAGAATATCTTCAACACAGTTCTGACGGATTCTAGCTTTCACTGCCTGTTCTCGTTTTGGTGTCATTCTTTTTACAGGAGTAATACCGAATTCTTCCAGAGTATTCCATTCATCAATGGTTCGTTGGACGTCAGTCTGACAAATAGTATCTTTAGATACTATTAAATCATTTATATCTTTTTCTTTATCTTTATCTAATTCTGTATATAAATCTAATTCTAAATCTTTATCTAAATCTTTATCTAAACCTATATCTTTATCTGAGTGCGTCTTTTGTTCGTCTATTTTGCGTCTTTTCTGCGTCTGCCTGTTTGAACGCTCTATTAGTTTGGTATCATCAATAGAATTTCCATTTGTCAGTGAGTAACTTCCGTTATCTTTCAATAGCAGTTTCTTTTTTTCATCAGTGTATGAAGTTTCTATATATCTGTCTCTGGACAGGGTGTTGTGCATTCTCCAATGTTTAATAACGATCACGCCATCATCAAACAAGATAACAAATCTCTTGGCAATTAGAAGCTTCAAATCATCATCATTCGCTCCTATTATTTTTTCAATCCTCTTTGGGTTTCCAATAAATCCATCATCGTCCGCTCTCATGTTTAGATGAAAATAAAGACATTGTGTTGATAACGGCATATCAAGAAAAGCATCTGTATCAACAATTTTCATTGTGAACATTCTTTTATTTGCCAATTTTAAAATTCCTTTCTCCAATTCCTGTTTTTTTCAAAAGTGTTTATTTTAATTTAACTTCAATTCCATTGATTTTCAGTTCTCCATTTACCGGAATTACAAGAGATGGAACGCCGTTTATTTCTTTTAGTTCAATCAGAGCAATTTTATCTGGCTGGATGCAGATTGTTGCATCTGGTGTTACAATTTTTGCAGTTTTTGAATTATGGATATTGTCAAGGGCAACAGGCTCATTACTGAAATACATTTCCCAGTTTTCCTTGAAATCTGATAACTTCTCGCCTGGAACTCCGCAATATTCAAAAATCTGTTCCATTTCATCACATGATACAGTTATCATCTCCGGGCTGTCTTTCTTCTGTTCTCTTACTTCCTGCAAAGATTCAATTAGGCTTTCAGTGAAATTGAATGTTGTGTTTCCTTCGAAATTGTCCATGATAAAATCTGAAAAGACATTGATCTCATTTCCCGGTATACGTGGAATTGGTGTGCCAAGAACGTTTTCGATGAAGTCTGGATGAATATTCTTTATGTTTTTGTTGAAATACAAAGTTCCATGAATATCAGTACTTCTGTCATTGAATACAGGGAATAAGAATCCTGTTTCTGGTCTTGAGACTACCCAATCACGAATTCTGCCTTTGATGTTATTTTCAGCCACATCATAGCTAAGCCCAGCCTTTGAAAGATTTACTGGACAAATGCTGCACAGAATGTGTTCATAAATTTCTTCTGATGCATCGTGCATTTCGGTTCCATCAGAAGCTTTTCCTGGAATATCATATACTGCATGAATGAGAACTATGTAGTAATTTTCTGGATAATCGTAATTTTCAATCACTTTGTCGTAAAACTCATCCAAAAGATCATCGTCTTTAAGCTTACTTGCTCTGATCCGCATAAGAAATTCCTGTGTTCCACCCTCTTTTTCCTGTGCTAATGGAAAATCAAGGTTCATAAGGTTCTTTCCAAGTCTGCCAGACATGGTTTTCTTGAAAATGTCAAAATACTTAAACATTTCTTCCTCTGGAAGAGAAAGGAATGCTTCTTTAATTTTTGTTTTCTTGTTCTTTTCTGCATCCACATAACAACCACAAATGCGTGTGATTGTGCAATTGGCTGGAGTAAACTGTTTCTTAACCTCTGCGATTTCTTTCTTATTCATTCTTCTTCATCCTTTCTGCTTCTCTCGCCTGTTTCTTTTCAATCCACTTATTAATTTTCTCATCGGAAATCATATACATTTGCTTTAGCATTTCGATGCAGATCAACACATCTGTAATTTCTTCTATCATGTTATCACGGTTGATTTTTCCGCGCTTCGCTTTGCTGATTGACTGGATAAGCTCTGCACATTCTTCCATGCAGACTGTACTTTGATTATTTTTGCCGTAGTGCTGAATGCTATCTGCGATAATACCTTTTTCAATCTTTATCCCTGTGATTAATTCGGCAAGATCCTTTGCACCAGAATCACACGCCCATGCTTCTTTTAGATATTTCTTCTGCCATTCATCTTTGATTTCTGAATCTCCCAAGAAACATAAATGCTGGTCTCTCATATCGGATAATATGTCTTTTGCTTCTTTAGTGTCCATTCTTCATCTCCTCCAACTTCTTCTCTATCGGATTAATAATCTCTTCCAACACCTGCTGCTCGTAATTTTCTTTCCAGAATTTTTCTCTTTTCCAAAATGGGGCTTTTTTAACCTTGCCGATTAAATCAATACACACCATGGCAGTTAGCATTCCCCAACATCCATCACAGGCTCTTTCATTGCACCAATTTTCAAATTCTTTAAATTTCATTTTTGAGTTCTTCCAATTTCTTCTCAGTTTCTTCACGGGTGAGGAATAATGATTCACCGATTTTATCTATATCCGACAACTCAAACACGCACTTGTCGATTGTACATGGCGTCTTATTTGGAATGCCTAAGATGTAATAAACTTCTGTTCCAACTTTACACGGAAATCTCACAAGCAAGCCCTGTTCTTCTAAGTCTTTGTATTTCTTCAACTCTTTCTGCATTATCGCTAATTTAGCAAGTTCCAATCCAGTAAATGCACCGTTTTCTTTGAGTTCCTTTAATTCTTTTAAAGTGCCAATATCTTTGTAAGATTTTAATTCTTCAAGCCATTCCGCAAACTGTTCATGTTCTTCTGCATCTTTAATACAATCAGCTTCGAATCGTTTATTAATTTCTTCATTTCCCAGTGATACCTTAGTAAATTTACCATTCCATCTTTTTCTTTGCGCCATCATCTTTTCATGATTAATTGCCTCTTCGAGTGTTAATCTCTCCATCTACTTCACCTCTTCCAATTGACTTTCTACTGTATTTGCAAGTAATAACATTGATTCAATAACTTTATCTGTTAGTGACATTCTGTCTTTGTTATTCGCAAAATACTTAACGTGGGCCATTGCTTCCTCTAGCTTTTTTTCACATGCAACAATTTCAGATGCTTCATACATTTTTCGTTCATCACTGCTGTATGTTACTATTCTTTCATCATAAAAATTTAACATATTTGGAAGTGGAATATCGATTGCGTTTAAATGTTTTCCTCTTGCCCACCTAAATCCCTGTAATTTTGCTATTCTTAAAACTTTAGAATACTCTTCCTGTGTTCTTACAAATACGCTTTTTCCTGTTAAATCAATCATCAAAATTTCCTCCTGTAATCTCATCAATACACTGGTTCCATCCTTCTGCAAAGCCAGCATCAGACGTATTGGCTGGATAATCTCCATTGTCTTTTTCTGGCAAATCCATAAGCGGACACCAGTCTGGTCTTGATTTACTTTCACAATCATAATGTTCTTCTGTCATCAGAATTACATCGCAATCTAAACAGTCAGCTAATTCACACAAACCCTCATATTCAAGAGCGCTACAGTATGCAGTTCCGAACGGGCAAACATAGCAATTCTCTGGTGTTTCCATCACTAATACTGATTTACTCATGATTCCTCCTCAAGGCAACAATACACTATTGGATCGCCAGTATCACAATCACAATTGTTATAATCAATGTCTTCCAATGCTTTACTTTTTGCTATTTCTATGGCCTCTTCCTTTGTTTCAGCTATAATTCCGTCATAATCAATTGATAATCTCATGCTAACACTTACATCCCATTTACTCATTTGATTCCTCCTGTAATAATTCTGGATTGTCGAAGATATTCCCTCTGACATAAGTTTCTTTGCACCAATATCCAAGTTCATGTCGATAATAGAAATCTTCTGGAAATGCTGCGTAAAATCCTTGATTGTAATCGCCACTTGCGAAACCTGTACCATAGAATCCAAATTTAACCTGTGCATATTCGTCGGACCGCGTTTTTAAAATATCATTTTCCCAAATTTTATTGCCATTCTTGTCGCAAAGTCCTGTGAACTGGCAGAGTGTTTCTGGAACAATTTCCGCATATTCCCATACTTTATAACTATCAGCGTGAAAGATTAAATGTTCTTCGTTGCATAAGAAGTCATATTTTTTCCAATAATATCCCTCAAACCATTTTCCATTATCTTTCCGCTTTGCCTTGAAAAGAATTTCTCTCATATCACACCTCCTTCGGTTTTTCGCACCGCTCAAACTCGATCACCCAGACCCACGGGTTCGCATTCCAGCCGTAGCGATCAAGGTCTGATTTCTTAATGGTGGAATCCCAAATTTTAGCGAATCTTTCTATCGCTGTACGCCACATTTTTTCTTCCCAACCAACGTTTTTTCCATTCTTCCAATTTGCTCCCTCTGCTTTTGCGCCATCTTCTGTGATATTCTGTAACCGCTCCACGCTCACATTCGTAACCTTCAGCCAGATACGAGCAGCTTTTTTCGGCATGTGGATTGATGGTTTCCACGGCTCTTCTGCGTCTTCAGAATTTGCAATGCTAGCCTTATATCCATAGTGTTCTTCCAGATGGCACCCTTCACCTTTTCCAACCCGCTTTGTATATCTGTGCCAAGTCTCACGAACATACAGGATATCTTCCGGCTGATATGGCGATCTTCTTTCCGGCTCCAACGGATAACCACATCTTGCACAGTATACGTTCTCTGCCAGGTTATCATATATGTATTCGTTGTGAACATATTTGCAATTCGGGCACTCTTCCCATTGCGGTTTTACAATTCTTCTGGTACAGCTTTTTCTTCCGTCCAGAATTGCTCGAACCATTTGGGTGTTGAATAAAATCGGTTTAGTTGCCATCTACTCCACCGCCTTTCACAATTTCTATCGCCCTGCTCAGTCCAGCATTGTATCCTTGATGCACATCAGATAAGATACATTCTGATTCAATGAATTTGTCTCTTTTCAATTCGTTGATAACCTTATCCACATCAAAAGCTGTCGGCTGCTCATCCACAATATGTATATATCTGTCTATAATCTTCTGTATTGGTTCTCCTAAGATATTTTGAAGCAGTATGTCTTTTTTTAGTTTATCTGCGTCGATTAACCGCATTTCTTAGTCCTCCTTATATGGTTCTGGAAGTGGTCGCCATGCCGTAACATCAATCCAATCATAATTGCTATCAAGATAATATCCGTCACAATCAATAAAGCTTGTATCTTGCCATGTTGTTTCTCCGTTAGTAACAAATATTTCTTGTCCGTCATCTGGCATTTTGCAGTCAAGCATATACTGTATATTTTTTAAGATGGATTCTTCTTCACGTTCTTTTTCTGATATCTGATGATATTTTACCGGAATCCAACCATTTTCTTTCTCATCCTGTTCCAGATCAGCAAGAAGCTGCTCAATCATATCTTGAATAACTTTGACATGTACCCCAGCGTATTTGTAGCAGTCCGAATATTTATCCTTGTACTGCTTTAATCTATCTTTGATATGACTCATCCTTCCACCTCCTCATAAGTTTCTCTGAATATATCTGGCTTACACGGATAAATTTCTCCATGAACACCACGGATGATATAATCACCAATATTCGCCAGATGTTCGCCCTCTAATGTCTTAATAACCAGACCGCCCGGAACCTTCCAATGGTCAATATAGAAATTCTTACCTTCTGCCGACATGTACTGGTCTGTACACTGATAGTCCGCCAGAAAATCGAACATTTCTCGCTTATTTTTACCAGTCCACTGAAGTGCATCAATTATAACTGGCTTCTTTCTGTACTTCATTCTTCCACCTCGCTAAATTTAATTTCGCTCATTATTTGCCCTCCTTCTTCAACATCGGAAACAGCCATCCTGTCTTTTCGTTCAATGCAATCCAATCAAAATTTAGCTCTGATAATTGATACTCTTTATTGCATCTTTCACAGGTGAATCCTTTCACTTTACTGTATTGGTCTATAATTCCACCGCATCCACATCTACAGTGTTTATAATCCATTACATCCTCACTTTCCCTATGTAAGCAACTGACACGCTATTGTGCAGTTAGTACGTGATTTTAATACTCAATAAAATCAGATAATTCCATCTGACCAACTACATTGTTATCTTGCATCCACCATAGATAGACTTCTTCACCACAACTCCACTTCACATCTTTTCCACGCCGCTTGCGTTCCTCAATCATTCTGTCAAAAGCACGTATATAGGCTTGCTTGTACTTTGGAAAATCATACATTTCCTTTTCCCTCTGCTTCTTTGATGCAAGCGGACAACCTAGACAGCCTAACCTGTTATATCCGCATTGATACAGTTCACATACTTGAATGTCTTTCTCACCAATGAACTGCCAGATATTCTGATCTGTCCAATCAATAATTGGATTGACTACTGTTTTTGCTTTCATCTGGCAATTTTCAAATAATCTTCTAGTATTATCATTGTCAGTGATAAGCATTTTCTCATCAGAAACACCGATACTTTTGCTTGCTGTCTGTCCTAGTACTTCAAATGGGCTTCTATTACTTCTCTTGCTGCTTTCAGACCATCTAACGCCTGTTGCAATCATTCTGTTGGGATTCCCGCCTTCTTTCAGTTCTGAACAACAATATCGAACGATTCTGGTAGGTGGCATTAGCTTTCTGGGAATAAGATTCCACATTGTAAGACAGTTTCCGTTTTCCTGTACATGATAGTCAATCTCACATTTAATACCTTCACTCACCAATTTAGAAAACACATTTTTGATGTGTCTTACTGTCTGCGGTGCATCAACTGTAGTATGAGAGTTATGTACTTCAAACTGGATTCCAGACATTCTGAATAGTTCAAGAAGCACATCTGAATCCTTTCCGCCGGAATATTCACATACAAGTGGCTTTCCATAATGTTTTAACGAGAGATCAGATGCAAGTCGAATTCTTTCAATTGCTTTTTGCTCTAAATCCATAATATTTACGCTCCAAATCTTCTGACCAATTCTTTATTCAAATCTAGAATCCGTACATCTGTTTTGGATTCCAACTCTTCAACCATGCTCATAAAACTTCTTTCTCCACGGTTCGCTTGGCCTACAAACTCATTTGCACAATTAATTACGTCCAAAAGTCTTTTAGTGGAAAAGCCATGCAATTTCCGTAATGCCAGCATGGTTGTTACCGTGTTAATTGTATTCGCCCAGTCGTCGCCAGTGCTGAATCCATCGTTGTAAGCCTGATCTTGCATGACTTCCAGCTCTTTACGTGAATTCTGCATGGCTCTGGCGAATGCCTGTGACATTTGATTATCGCATTCCAGCACCCTATTTTTCTTTGGCGCTTTCATCTTTAATTTGCTTCCCATGTTTCTTCCTTTCGTATCTGTATTCCGTCAAACGGTATGCTCTCGATATTCCCGGATGTTCTGTGGCAATCAGAGAATCCATCTCCAATTGCCGCATATGTCTCTGGACGGTACACTTTGTAAGGTCTGTTCCATCCATAATTTCTTCATAAGAAGGCATATATCCGTGTTTCTCAAAATACTTGACAAGAAATCTGTAAATATCGTTTCTGGCAGATTGCCCCTCATTATATTTCCTCTGGCGGTAATTCATACGCAAAACGGCTCTTCTGCCGCAGTATTACTTTTTTCTGCACGCATTTTATTTAATCTTTCCGCAGCTTTCTTTTTCGCTTCATCGGAATATTTTCTTGGTGGATTGATTTTAATGTAGGAATACGGCAAGTGGGCGAAAATAGATCCATCATTATTTCTGGCAAGAATTTTCACATCATCTGGAAATTCCTTTTCTAATTCCTCACATCTGTTCTTCCAGGTGCTCCCATTCTTAGCAGTAAGCCCTACATAATCTCTTCCTGGAATCCACTCAATTACGCATTCGTTTGTGTTTTCTGACACAAAACTCACCTCTATTCATTTTTTTATTTTTATCTTTGGAATTTAGCCAGTAGAACTACTGGTGTGTTAGAATCAGTGATAGTTTTCTTCGTTGAGTAAGTCGTTAAATTTTTCCAACGCCTTAATAGATACTTTGTTATTTGCTTTTTCTGGTCTGATTGATACGTTTAAATGGATATCAATGATGTGTTTTAGTTCTCTTGCAAGGGTTATTTTCCCCTGTTGGATTCCATCTCTATATCCTTTTGCTGGACGAAATTCATTGATTTTTTCTTTCCCTTCCCCTTGGCTCCCAGAGGTTTTATTATATCTGCATTGATATCCTTTTTTGGTATACTCTAATATCCAGTATTGTTCCATTTTATCAAGCTGTTCGACAGGATAATGGATAAAATTTATTTTCCACCCAAAAGGATTTTCTTCGCTGTAAAATCCTCTTTTCTTAATTGATAGGTCTATGTGCTGATACCCAGTAAGGTGTGAGCACATCCTCTGAATTATATGTACTGCCTGACCTATATAAAAGTATGAGATTTCGTTTTCATCAGTTCTGGTTAAAAAATATATTCCGCTCCCATCATCAAGCTTTGGATTGATCTTCATGAGTCTTTTTCGATTCGTTGTTTCAATAGCTTTTGCCTGTCTAAGCTTTTTATAATCCACCCAGAATCACTCCTTTTCAATCTGGTCAATGAGTTTTTTGCACTCAGCTTTGACATAAGCAAGTGAGTGAATTTTGCAATCTGGATTTTTGTTTAATTCTCGCCAGTAATCTCCCATTATTTTAAGCATTTTTTTGAAGTCTGGTTCTTCCCCGAAATACTGTTCTGCTATCTCAATATCATAACCATCGAAACAATGAGCGCAGTCAAATCCAATCCACCATGTATCATCATCGTCACAATCGTGTAGAAATGGTTCTGAATAAGTAACTCCACCATGACAGTCAAGATAACCTAAATCATCAACACTTTTCTTTGCTAACTTATGGCTGTAAGGTATACCAACATATCCGCATCTGTATGCTCCTGGCATAAACAGAACCACATATGGATAACCTTTGTATGTAGACTTTGTTTCTAAAACTGGTTTCATTTAATCACTCCCATTCACTCTCGTATTCATCTTCGCCCTCATCATAGTAACCATTTTCCATGATTTCTTTGAATGCAGCTATTGCCTTTCTGAACCTGTCACGCAAAACCTGTTCTTTCTGTTCAAGATCATCAATAACCTTTTTTCTTTCTGCGATTTCTTCTAAAAGAGATTTATTCTCTTCTTCAAGATTGTATCTGGCAATGCGTTTCATGGTTGTTGGATCAAGTTTTACAAGTTCCTTTCCAGTAACGTAAAGAGTTGTTGGATTCATTATTGCCGGCGCATACGTTCTTGTCTCGCCATAAACCGATGTAGTTTCTATTTGTTCTGGCGGTTCAGTAATATCCTCAATAGATTCAACATCAAAGCACATCATTTTCTGATTGCTAAAATAAATAATCTGTCCTGTTTGTACCATTTCATCACTCCTAACTAAACGGAAATTCATCTTCCATACTGCCTAAATCTGGCACATCCATGAAACTAGGTTCCGGCGGCGGTACTGGTCGTGTATCTGGTTTCTGTGGATTCTCTGTCTGACCTTTGTTTTCTGCAAAATCATGTGATTCCACAAAACAGTCATTTGTGTATATTTTTTCACCATTTTGGTTCGTATAACTTCCAGTCTGCCATTTCCCTCTAATATTAATTTTCATTCCTTTTTTCAGAAATTTCTCAACAAATTCTGCATTCTTTCCAAGTGCTACGCATGGTATAAAGTCGGCTTTACGCTCTGTGTTCTTTCTTTTTTCTCTATCAACCGCCAATGTGTATCTGGCAATCTTAGTGTCGTTAGTTCCCATTCGTATTTCCGGGTCAGCTGTCAGCCGCCCGGATAATACAACTACATTAAATCCCATACAATCACCTCTCAATCTGAATGTCGCATCTAATAAGTGCGTGTTTGATTTTCTTTGTATTTCCTGTTACAGTTTCTTCTTTCCCGATAACAAAGGAAATATCATCTTCTGTTACGTTGAATCCTTTTGTTTTGATATGCTCCATGATGATTTCTTTAATTTCATCTGTGCCGATTCCGATTGTTATTTCCAATGGTGTTACCTCCCTGGTTTGTATACTGGTGGCATTGGTTGCCATGCAATGACTGGGTAATATGCAATTCCGTGTTCTTCTACCATGCCCCATCTTCCACCGCCTAAATATGTAAGGGTTGTTGGTAACTCGGCGTCTTTTATGGTAACGTTGTATTTTATCTTATCTTCTGGGCTTTCTCTCACATCTGGCTCTGGCGGTAACTTCACATCTGTTGGAATCCACATATCCGCAGGACTGTAGGAACAGATCAGTTCTTCAACTTTCTTGATTGCGTCATTCCAACCTTTGTCGTACTTACATTCCTGTTCGGAAGGTTCTGGCTTTTTCAGTTTGTTAAGTGTTTTTAAGAAGATTTTCATTGGTTAATCCTCCTTAACTTTCTCGACAGTTTCTTTTATCGCTTCTTTCACAGCCTTGGTTTTAATCATCTTATCTGCCAAGGCTTTTGCCGCTTCCTGTACGATCACGCTTTCATTCTTTTCTAGTATCTCGGAAATATGAGAATGTATCATCCTACACAGCGGCTCATTGGTTTCTCTACTACCATATAACTCTTTTTTATAAATAACTCCTTTGATTTCTTTAGTAATTTTTTCAACTACCCTGTCCTCAACATTTTTACGGATTTCCTTGGCAATTTCTTCCTCATTAACACCAATCGTTACTGGTACACTGAATACGCTCATTTTCAATTTCCCTCCCCTATAGCTATCACATCACATCCAATAAATACCAATTCCTCATGTTCACTCATTCCATAGCCGACAGATTTTCTTCCTACTTTAAAAAATACATTATTTGTATTAACCGTAACTCCTTCAGTTTTTTCCATATAATCAGAAACAATAGCTTTCAAAATATCTTCATTTAAGAAAGTTTTTCTTTCGACTATCGGATGTTCTTTTGGCATATATTCAAGCCATGTCTCTACACCTTTGTATTCTTTTCCTTCTGTGTCAGTCCATTCGCCATTTCCAGCATATGCAAGCATGATGATTTTTTCGGAGTTTTCCAACTTTACATAATACAAACATGCGGTATCATCAACTGGTGTTTCTGGAAGCACATCTTCTACTGAACGCCATGCACTAGGTGAAGGAATTGTTTTTCCTGTTTTGCGGTCTACATGCTCCTGTCCTTTAATTACATAGTTTTTAAATTTTTTTGGCATTAATTTTCTCCTTTCAAAACGGACATAAGTCCAATTTAATTTCCAGTCCAGGTGTTGCAATCTGGACGAGTGCATCATCCCAAACAACCGCTTCTTTTATCTCTTTCAAAATCTGTTCCGGGTCAGCTGCTTCATTACTCAAATGAACTAATGTTACCGTTCGTAAAGCCGCCGTATGATTCATATTTACTAAGTTTTTGCAAGTATCTAAGGAACAATGCCCTTTAAGTCTGTGAGCGTAATTTTCAGCTGTTTTGTCAACCAATTCATTACAATAGTTACACTCAATAACAAAGTGGTTCAGTCGCATTGCTTTGAAGTTGTACTTGCAGTATTCAAAGTCTGTCATGTACAGCAGTTTTCCCATTTCTTCATGTTCTACGATATAACCATAATTGAAGCACGGAATAAGTTGCCCTGTTTCCTTATCCCTTGTAGTATGTGGCAGATAGAACGGTATTACTGTAAATGAGCCAACCCGAAACGGTCTTTTCTCTGGAACACCTTTCATCAATTCGCCAGTGATGATTTGCAGATGTTCCACGGTTTCATCATTGGTGTAAATTTGAATACCTAAATTCATCAGATTTTTAAATGATTCACGGTGATCGCTCAACCGTGTTCATGTGTCAGAAGCACGCCAGAAACATCACTTGTTCTGTAATCAATAGCTTTCAGAATGTCTTTGTATCTGCATCCACAGTCCAGAAGAAGTATTTCTCCGCTGTTCGATTTTAGAACATAGCAGTTTCCGTGGTTGCTCCCTGTGTTTACCACTCGCATGAACATTTTTCATCACCTCGCTTTCTTCTTATTTATAGCTGTTTATAATTTCAGTTGCAGTTCTTCCGACTATGTCTTTGTCAGACTGCTGGTATGGTGGATTTCCTTTGTCCCATAACTTTTTTATATCTTTAATATCTGTAGCCACCATTGCATCCCTTATTAATTGAAGTTCTCTAAGTGAAATTTCCACGGTTACAACAGAATCCCAGATGATTTTTCCTCTCTCTATCTCTTTCATATCAGTTTTCCTCATTCACAACAATACCGCCGTGGATAATAACTCTCTTTCCGTCCGAATCGTCAAAGTAAACTTCATTCTCAGATTCGGAAACATCGAACTTCCCAGACCAGGACTTGATTTTACCGCCGTTGTAATCGTAAACAGTTACGGTACGGTTCAGACCACCGTCAATATCACTAGACAGTGATTTTAATGATCTGCTACAGGAAGAACAACCGCTAAACATTGTGATTGCTGTAACCCCTGTGATTAATACTGCTGTCTTAATACATTTATGCTTCATTTTGGCTCTCCTTTTACATTGTAAGTCGGATTATAATGAGTACCACAAATATAATAACATTTAAAAGAATATTTAAATTGGTTCGATTGTATCCATTTTCTCGAATAAAAGTTACTATCCATCCAAAAAGTGCTATTGAAAGCAAAATAATAAGCACAATTGTGGAAGTTTCCATCCTACATTTCCTCCTGGCTCATAAATGACGGAATTTCTGTTTCCACTGGCTCTGCTGCCGGAACTGGTTCTTTCTCTGCTGTCTTTACAGTTTCGGCTACGGTTGGCTTCTTTGGCTTTTCTTCGATTGCTTCTGGCTGTGGAATGAATTCTTCTGTGTTTGCATTCTCACTAATTTCATAAGCAACGTCCTGTTCGATAATATCCTGTTTCGGAATATCCTCTGTATTCTCGTCAGCTTCCTGTACAAAAACATCACCATGGCTGTTGATGATCTGCTTTAATGCACGATTGATAACTGTTTTCTTTGCCATTTGATCGGTAAACTTCTGGTGTGCTCCATTACCGTTTTCTTTGTACCCATAGCCCTGTAACCAAGATTGTTTGATCTGCTTCATATTCATAACTTCCAAGTGTTTTGAACCATCTTCCATCTGAACTACTGCATATGCGCCAAGGATTTTATCATTATCAATATTCATAAAATCCTGTTCGTGGGAATCCAGTACCTTGTTTCCATCTTCAATGTGGTATTTGAACTTATCACCTTGGTAGATGATCTCCGCATGAATATCTTTCATACCGTATCTTCTGGCTATTGTAATGTTTCCGAAGTAAGACCTCTGGAACTGGCACTGATTGCCATAACTAATAAAATAGCCCTGCTTTTTCTGCACCGAAAGACCAAGTGTCGCCATGTTCATAAGACTGTTTGCAATGCTGATCTGGCTACAAGCTTCCAGAATCGGCTTATTATTTTTGTCTTTTGTTTCTTTCAAAGTTAAATACGCTCCCATCAGCGCGTTGCTGAGATTGTAGTCTTTCGGAAAAGAAAGTCCATATTTAGTTTTTTCCTCTAACTGTTTTGTCAACCCATCAATGAATGAGTTGTTGATTACAATTGCCGCCTGTTGTTCTCCTGCTGTTGCTAACTGTGTTTTTCCTGCCATTTTAATTCTCCTTTTCTTTTTTATATTTGCTAACACGCTGTTGCGTGATTGCATCAGTTTCGTACTTATGTCATTTGATATACCTCTCAACTAAGCGAAATAAGTAACCAATTAACAGAGATGTTTCGTACCTGTGTTATTTGATATACCTCTTAAACCCCAAATTCCATTTCACAGGTAGCACAGGTTTTGGTGAGTGATTATTTTTAAAACGTTACATTTTCCACTACTCGCAATAGTGAACGGCTGTAATTAAAACAGTTTTTTAATCTAATTGGGATTTTAAAAATATCAACAATCCTCACCTTTCGGCTGCGAAATCAGCCGCATACATTTCTGTATGATTAAGGCAATCATCAGACCGCCTCGCTATTTTCTTTTTTAATCCCGTAATATTCACGGGCTTCTTCTTTCTTCTTTTCGGTGACTTTTCCGTCTTCCATGAACAGAGTTGACATTGCAATATTTCTGGCTGCATTGAAGTCTGCATTGAAACCGTACTTATATTTTTTGTGGCTTTCACATTTTTGGTTTGCACACTCAAATGATGCCTGCGTCTTTCTTTGCCCATCTTCCCAATGACCACATACACTGCAAACTTGTGATGTATAACACGGATTAATCTTTCTTACCGCAATTCCGTATCGTTCTGCTTTATATGTGATATATTGCTGTAATTTGTAGTAGCTCCAATTTCTAAGGATAAATTGGCTTGTATTATATCCATTAAGATTCTCGATATTGATGTACTTTGCTCTGTTTTTAACAGCAAATTCAACGACTCGTTTACTTACCATGTGGCAATATGTTTCTACAAAATGCGTTTCTGATTTTCCTAGCCGTTCAAGTACCTTTAATTTTTTGTTTCTTCCATGACCGCCGTTAGAATTTTTAAGGGATTTCTGCAATCTTCTTCTTTGAGATTGTAATTTTGTTCTTGTTCTTAAAAAATCATCTGCGCTTCCAATTGCTAATCTCTCATACATGTTGTTATTTAAAGCGCACATTGCAGGGACAGCAATACCCAGATCAACTCCGACTACTGTGTTTTCGTCAAGCTTAGTTTCAATCTTAGGAATTTTCATGGTAAGATTAAGAATTATTTTGTTCTTTGCAATCTGAATACTACTTCCACAATACTGGTATTCGCCCGAATACACCTTTAACAATGTGGCTTTTAATTCATCCTTATTCTTTCCATGTCCTAGGCTGACTTTAAATCGCGCAATAGAAGCAGGATTTATGCCATCTTTTTTATTATCTCCACCATAATTCATATACATTTTGCAATCGGAATCACTAATATGTTCGCATAATTCCTCAAATGAATCATAGTCGTGTTCAAAACTAAAATGTGATTTTGCAATCGTAAATGGTGAGTCTAATTTGTATGTAGGTATAACTACTTTTCCCTCTAGAACTCCATTCTTCACAAGTTCTTTAATTTCTTTCGTAAGTTCCTGTGAAAAAGCAATTCCATAAGATTTCAATATACAATGAATCTCCGTTTCGTCAAACAAGCTTCCTTTATTACTTCCAGCTTTACGATATGCGTAGTTAATTGTGTCTGAAACAAATTTGAACTTGTCTTTCAGTGATTCCATTTGATCTACTCTATTAGCTCTCATTTCAGAAAATATCCATGATAATATATAATTTTTTCTGCGAGCTTCTTCTTCCATAGCTGTCCTAACGAGACTATATGTATAGTTGTTCACCATGCTCCTTGTGAAATCACCGCCATTTTTGATGTATTCAAGCTGGCTTTCTAATTCAGAAGCATCTTGTTTCTTCTTATTTCTATAGTCAATTTTTTGTTCTAAGTCATTTATCGTAAAATCGTAGACTCTTTTCTTCCATTCTTTACGGTCACTAAATTCTGGAATCAGAGCGTATTTTCTTGTTATTGTTATAGTATTGTCCATTTATTTTTTTACCCCGTTTTTGCGTTTTTTATAATTGTGCAATTTTGATTTGTACTTATGTGAACTTTTAGGCATATAAAGCTGAACACAAGTGTTATTCTCGGTGGCATAATTTTGTACCTATGCAAATTTATAGGGTTCTCAAACTATTCAATGGTAAATTGTTCATCTTTTGTACCTATGTAGGTTTGCAGATATCTCAAACTAACATCTTTGATTACATCCTTCGCAGATTCTTTTGTACCTATGTAGGTTTGCAGATATCTCAAACCTCAATTTCCAATATTCGGTTTCACATAGGTTCTTGTGAGTGAAATATTTTCCTCACATTCCAGGTGCAAAATCACCTGTGACTTGATTAAGCCAATTATTTCTGTTATTCTAATAATAAATATAGTTTGTTCTATATTTCATATGGAGCAGCCAGTCTGTCGCCAAACAAGTTACTGGCTGTTCCTTTCTTTTTTTAAAGCTCTTTCGCCGTCAAATCTCCGTCCGTCACTCTAAGCACAATCATCTGTCTGTCCAATAAAGGAAGTCGCTCGACATTTACGGATTCGCTATCGTCAATCCAAACCGGCAGATTCAGCCCATTCATTTCCTGTAATCCATTCAGTAAATCAACCTCGCAAAGAATTTTGTCGGAATGATTTAATCCGCTATTGTAGTCGATTCCATTACAGATCATCTTGCAAGTTTCCACTGGATTTCCCTCAATCGTGTAATCAAGGAAACTGAACTGGAAATGATGGAAAAATGGATTGATTTTCTCAGCCAGTGCCTTATTTTTCTGAATTGAGAAGTTAAGAACGGTATCAATGTTCTTTTCAATATCAGCTTGTACCTGTCCAAGGCTTTTCAGTTCCTCGTTCAGTTCGGCTACTCGCTTTTCTTTCTCCGTGACTGCTGCCTGTGCAATCTTAATGTCTGCATCCACATTGGAAATCTGTTTCATAACATTGCTGATCTGCATTCTTAATTCCTGTTTCTTTCCAGGAACATCATCAAATGATTTCAGTTTCTCTTCAAGTTCTGCAATTCTCGCTGTAACCGCAAGATATTCTTCGTCATTTGACATATCTACAGATTCTGGAAGCTCCGTAAATTTGGACTGTTCTTCCTCAATCTGCTTAGTAAGTTCAGCAACTTCTTCCTGTGCCACATTGATTTTTGACTGTAATTTGTTGATTTCATCGTTAGTTTTCTTTAATTTTGCAGCGGAAGTATTTCCAAGGTCGCAGACATATTTAAGATTGTTCTGCTTCTCCGATTCAAAGGATTCTTTTACTTTCAACTGTGCTTCAATTCTGGCTTTCTTCTTTTCTTCAAAGGAAGCTCTCAATTCGGAAATCTGTTCTTCTGGAAGTTCCTGCCCGCAGGTCGGGCAAATAGTATCAGAATCATTGAATGTTTCGGCTTCAATAGCTTTCAGTCCAGAATCATCCCACTCCATTTCCTTGATTCTCGGATAGTCCTGTCTGGCTCTATCCAAGTCAGCTTTTTCCTGTTTTGCTTCCCTTATGTGGTTGTCTAGTTCCATTCCAATAATACGAATGCTTGATTCCTTTTCTGAATTTTTTAACCTAAGTTTGGAAACTGTATCAGAAATGAATTTTTGTCTCGCTCTTAACCATTCATTCGCCTTGCTAACAAGTCCATCCTTGGAAGATTTCAAACCACGTATTTCATATGTAAGGCCATCATAACCTTTTGCTGAATCTTCAAGAATCTGTTCCTGTTCTTCCAGTTTGGAAAGCTCCGCATTAAGCTCCTGTTTTTTGGATTCTAGGGAAGAAGTATCTTCTTCTTCAACGCTTCGATTGGTTTCATATGCAATCTCCGTGTTTTTGGCATCTACCTTTTTCTTCTGTGCATTCAGTTCCTTTCGGAGCTTCTTCAAGGTATCCTCTACGGAATGCCCCTTTGTGATTTCTTCCACATGAGCGTACTGTGGATTCTCTTCCATAAACTGAGCAATATCGAAACCAGACATTTTTTCCAGTACCTTCCTGGATTCTGCGGTTGACTTCTGCAATGTATCCAGAAATGGTTTTGGATTACTGCACATCAGAAGCGTTGAATGCTCTGCTATTGACTGGATGAACTCGATATAATCCTTTGATTTAACCGGGAATCCGTCAATTTCATAAGAAGTTTCATTTCCATCGAACACCTCTTCTGACTGTCCTCTCGGTTTTCTCCACTTCTGCTTTGTGATTTTGCGGATCACTTTTTCTTTCCCATCAATCACAAGTGTAAGTTCTCTTACAACATCAACCTTTGGCACTTCCACACCATTTTCTTTTCTACGAATAGAAGTCGGTTCTGTACCATTCGCCATCTTTCCTGTCAGAACATCTAAATATGCGTCCTGCAATGTGGATTTTCCTTCTCTGTTTCTGCCGGAAATCTCCGTTCTTGGAAACAAATCTACAGACTTACTCGGAAACTTCTTGTAATTCTCCAACGAAATCTTTTTTACTTCCACTTTCATGCTCGATTATCCTCCCTATTGATACCTCATATGCAGTTCTAAGCTCTATTTCATCACCAGATAATTTCTTGCGATAAATCCGGCTCTGGATTCTTCCGATTATTTTCATGAAATCTCCAACCTTGAAATCAGCAGCTTCTCTGGCTTCATTCCACCATGCTATACATGGGATATAATCTGTTCTTCGCAAGTCATATTCATTGCAAGCAATCATCAAATCACAGATTTCTTTTCCTATTGGTGTTTTGCGGTAAATAGGCGGTTTGCAAAGATAACCTTCCAGAATGATTTTGTTTTCACCTTCTGCGCTCCCATCACCATCTCCACACCAGATTGTTTCCGCTTTGATTTCAAGAATCAAATGTGACTTTCCACTTTCATGTTTGTTTGAAGAACTGTATCTTCCTTCAACATAAGCATGTTTTCCAATCTTTAAACCTTCTGTCTGCTTTTCTTTAACAATTACTGGAAGCAAATCTACGTTCCCACTGGTACATTTTATACCAATATAGAATCTTAAAAACTTTTCTCCGTCCTTAAAAAATGTTCCTGGCTGAATATCCATTATTAAGCCATGCATCTGAACTTTATTTTTATTATTCTTCATCCTCCAATTTCTCCATTTCTTTTACGGAAATCTCATATACACTTTCCGTTTCTTCCCCATTAACATAAACATCACGGCTCATTAACCTGCCAGTTACTTTAATGTAATCATTCCTTTTAACGTCTACCGCCAGATCAGCACCTTTTCCCCATAAAGTACAGCGAATAAAATCGGCTTTTTCCGAATAATCCCTTGGAATTGCCACGAAAAGATTTGAAACTTTCCTGTGCGTTACTGGTGTAAGCTTTGCATATGGCTCTTTCGTGCAACTTCTGGCAATAAACTCTACTTCGTTTATATCACCATCCGGAACCTGTTCATCTAGGATTTCCACTTCATCAGCTGCGATATAATTAACATTGTGGTGCTTATTTGGATTTTTAGAAGTGTCCATGCTTCTGATTGCTCCTGTTACCACAATTTCTTTTCCGTTGTAATTGCTGTCACGTACAATGGAATCTTCTATGACTATTGGAAACATATCCACTGCACCGCTTCTGCGAATGACTGTCAGCATAAATTTGTAATAGTATCTTCCGTAATGTTCGTGGCTGAACACTATTTCCCCAGCTCTGCCGGATAATCTTACTTTATTTAATCTTTGCATTTACTTTTCCTCCATTTCTAATATAATAGGAAGAAACACCATTGAGAATAAGACTGTTGATACAAAGAACACCCCGATAGCATCAAATGATGTAAACATCCATGTGATTGAGAAGATTACTGTAAACATCCCTATTCCTACAAATATTTCTCCTATTGTCTTTACCACCTCTTTCATTTTGTCCTCACTTTCTTCTGGATGTGGTTACTGCAAGTGCAGTTGCCAGAATAGCGATAATTACATTTCTTGCCATCAGCTTTTCTTCCAGATCGGCAATGATTTCACTGGAAAGTGGCTGATTTTCGCCATTTTTTTGCATAAAAAGTCCTCCTGTTATATTTTTGTTTGTCAAATACAGGAGGTTGTGTTATAATAATCCTGTATTTAACTAACTCGTTCTTAGTTAGATACCGTCCTGGTTGGTGTGTCAGCACCTTCCAGGACAACTTAACCTACTTCTACGAATTTCCCATCTTTCAGCGTATAGAAAGTATCTTCCTTGATATTTTTCCCATCTACTTTTGCGGACTTAACGTCTACAATATGATATTCATTATCAATTTCTTTCCACTCTGCTAAAACAATAAAACATCCAATTTTTCCTTTAGCTTTTGAATCAATTCCTGTAGCTAATGCAATACTTTCTTTTCCTTCTACAATTGCCGCTGACCGATATCCGGTATTGGTTGCCGCTGACTGATTTCCGGTATTGGTTGCCGCTGACCGATCTCCGGTATTGGTTGCCGCTGACTGAT